GGACACGCATACCAAGATGATTACGCAAACGATCGAGCATGTCCAAGAGCGATGGGAGCCGAACATACGGCTAAGCTTTCGGCCGCTTCAATCGGTTTTGTCGGTTAAGTATCGCGACAGTTCCGGAACGCTTCAAACGGTTTCGGCGAGTGATTACAAGCTTGACATCCCAAATGCTCTCGTCAGGTTTCGACGACAGTACACGGTGCCGACCTATCAGGAAGAATGGGACGCATGGCAGATTGTTTACGTCGCCGGCTACGGAGCCAACACGACCGACGTTTCACAACTGGACCGCGGAGCAATCTTGATGCTGGTCGCACACAAGTTTGAGACGCCGGACATGCTCTACTCGACGGCGATTTATGACGATTCGCGATACGCCCAGCTTGTTTACAAACGAATGAGGGCCACGTATCCATGACATACCGCCCGGGCAAAATGTTTCGCGTTGGTCAGATGCGTGATCGTGTTACCGTCAGCACGGAAGGCACGACACAAGACACGGCAGGGCAGCCGGTGGTTTCGCTTTCGTCTTGGCTTGTCGACGAGCCGGCAAGCTTTGAATCGACAGCGGGAGGCGAGACGACAAGAGGGCGACAAGTCGAAGCAGGGATCAACGCGGTATTCACGGTGCGGTATCGATCGGGCTACACGACTCGAATGCAGATAACTCGAAGCGGTCAACGATATGGAATTGTCCACGTCGTGCCGGTCGAAGGCAAGAACAGATATTTAGAACTTCATTGCAAGGCGGTGGCGTGATGGTTGCGATTACTAAGAGAGCTCAAATTGGGATGACGGTCCTGAACGATAAAGAGGTTCAGGACTTGTTCAAAAAACTTGATACCGAGGTTCGGTTCAAGGTTTGCGACAAGGCCATGCGGGCCGCGGCAAGGCCAGTGCAGACGAAGATGCGAATGATTGTACCCGACAGTCGGCGAACTAATTCACGCAAGCTACAGAGCCAAAAAACGCGGCAGCGATGGAGCGGGAGCAAGCCGCTACATACCACACTGGCAACCGTCATCCGAAGGTTTCGAACCGGAGCAAAAGCAATCGTCGGGCCGTCTTGGAGCGATGGCGGCGGGCATGGCAACTTATTCAGCAAGGACCACGCAAGGGCGGTTTACTGGGGGCGTGACGCGGTGCAGGCTTCCAAGCGATCGCGGACCGTCAACCAATTCGTTAAGCGATCGGCAGACGAAGCAAGCGGAGCGGCGAAGTCGGCGGCGATTCGCGTTATCAAGGAATACTTGGACAATCCGCAAGGAAGCGGACTACTTAAATAATGGCAGACATCGGAACAACCGTTCGAACTTTCATTGCGGCAAAGACCGGCGTAGCCGCTTTGGTTGGATCGCGGATCTATCCGGACGTATTGCCGCAAGCCTACAAGGTTTCGAGCGGCGGGGCGTTGACGTACGTGGTTGTAAGCACACTACACGACACGAAGCTAAACGGGCTGGCTGGTGTCGCTCGATGCCGGATTGAGTTCACCGCTTACGCATCGACACGAGCCGGAGCAAACGCGATAGCCGAAGCAATTAGAACTTGCGGACTGGTGGGTCATTTAGGGGCGATGGGTACGATGCAGATTCTTTCGGTGAACATCGACAGCGGCAATCAGTCGCTAGATGAACTGCCAACGGACGGCGGACAGGAACACCGCTATCTGACGATTTTCGATTACCTAATCACCTACACGGAGAGCGTATAAATGACGCAGCGATTTCAGACCGGCAACTCGGCAACCTTGACTCTGTCCGGCACCCTAACGACCGGCGTTACCACGGCATGGGTAGGCGATATCGTCTCGATCAACCCAGGCTCATGGGAGTTGGGTGAGCGCAACGTTAGCGTTCTTGCCGACACAGGATTTCATCGGATGGATCCGGCAGACTTGGCGACGCCGAACGAGATCAGCGGAACGATCTTCTTTCGGCCGACGCTTGGGATCCCCTCTCTTGCTGGTAGCGTTTCAACTGCGACGATCACTTTTCCGCAAGTGTCGACGGCTACAAGCGGCGTCACTCGGGCTACGCTTGCTGGCCAAGCGTTTTTCAAAACGTTTCAATTTCCGACGCTTGAAAACGATAACACCATGTCGGCGGAGTTTACGCTTCGCATGACCGGTGCGTCGCTTGCGTTCACTGCCGAGGCGTAATCGTGGCCGAAGAAATCGAAATTGAATTGACTGACCATATCGGCACCGGCCTACGCGGTGAGCGTGTTGACCATGGTCAGTGGATTGTGAGGGCAGACGGTCAGCAAATTGGCTATTTGCCGAAGTGTGAGAATGCTTGGCTTGCGTGTATTGTGTCGATGGATGAGGCCCAACAGGCCGAGGTCATGGCCGCAGTCGAACGCAAGCTAGGCGGGAATATCCGAGGCGTTTCTTCGTTGCCGCCGGTTCGAGAGCAAGAGCTTCTTGACGGCGATGAAGATGATGAAATTGAAGACGAGTGGAGCTAATGGCAATCAGCAAAGAGCAACTGAAAAAGCGGTTCGAGCGTAAAACCAAAACGGTAACGGTAGAGGGCGACGAGCTTACGCTACGGATGCCGTCGCCGCTGGAGTGGTCGCGTTATCAATCGTCACTGATCGACCCGAAGACCGGCAAGGGCGATCTAAGTCGCTTGGGCGTCGCCCAAATGATGCTTGTGGCGTCGATGCTCGTTGGCGATGACGGCAAGCCGCTTGTCGATAACTACGCGGAGCTAGACGGCCTCGACGCTGCTTATTACGAGCAGTTGAAGGACGATTGCATAAGCTTCGCGACAGGCGGGAAGTTTGACCAAGAGGCGAAAAAAGTATTGGGGGAGTCAGAAGAAACCCCAAGCTAGTTCTGGCTTGTCGGGTTTGTTTAAAGATAGGCTGCGACGATCCAGAGGCGTGGTTGGATCGGATCAGCCATAGAACGCTTGCGATATGGGAAGCATATTACAAAATCGAGCCATTCGGCAACGATTGGCAGCAGACGGCGGCAGTGCTTTCGATGTTGAGCGTTCAGCAGTCGATGACCGCAGCGACCGCGGGCCAGAAGATGACGGCACTTTCGCCAATCGACTTTTTGCCTAGTGATTCGCTGCCGTGGATTAAGCGATCTCGCCACGTTCAAAAAACTGGCGGGATCCGTGACGGGAAGTTGCAAACGAAGTACATCCTTCAGAGTTTCGGATTTAACGCATGACAACGATTGCCGCGCTAAATGTCCGACTGGGAATGGATGCGAGCAATTTTTCGCAAGGCACGACGCTTGCAAGAAATGAAGTTGCAAAAGTTGTGCAGATCATGAATCAATCAATCCCGGCACATATCAAGATGCGTCGGGAGCTTGATTTGCTCGAAAAGTCTTTTAGCGAATCGGGAAAGAAAACCGCGACATACGCAAACGCGGTTCAGTCCGTTACCGACAAGTACGCTCCATTTACAAAGAAAACACAGGAGGCAAAAAAGGCTGCCGAAGAACTGGACCGAGTGCAACGCGAAGCCGTTGCGCACATGGTGCAAGACATGCAAATGGTTCAGAGGGCGACCGCACAAGCTAGTGCGATTATTCGCCAAAACGAGACCCAACGCGATAAGCTTATTCGGCAGAGCCGTGAATTGTCGCAATCGTTCAAGGATGGGCGAATCTCAAGCGATCAATATAACAAGGCGCTTGCGTCGCTTAACGCTCAACTTGCAAACACAGAAAAGCGAACAAGCGGGGCCCTAACTTACGTCAAGCAATTGGCAGCGGCTTGGCTTGGTTTTCAGACGGCGAAAAGCATCGTCACCATAGCGGCAGACATTGAAGCAACCGCAGTGCAATTTGAGGTGCTAACCGGATCGGCAGAAAAAGCAAACGCAATCATGGAGGATATGAGAAAGTTTGCGGCTATTTCTCCGCTTTCATTAGGCGCGGTTCAGCAAGGCGGAAAAGTGCTTATGACGTATGGCATTGAGGCCGAAAACGTAATGGGCATCGTTGAAAAGCTTGGGGCGGTAACTGGCGGCAATGCTGAGCGATTTAAGCTCTTAACTCTTGCGTACGCCCAAGCAGCATCGGCAGGAAGGTTAATGGGTGCCGATTCAAACCAAATGGTACAGCATGGACTAAGCCCGCTTGCAATAATGGCGGAAAAGACAGGAAAGAGCTTTGACTACTTTAAGAAGATGATGGAGGAAGGAAAGTTTACCATTGACATGGTGAACGAGGCACTTGATTACGTAACGCAATCGGGCGGCCGGTTTGATGGAATGACAGAAAAGCTAGGGAAAACCGCAAGCGGATCATATAGCCAAATGATGTCCGCAATTGAAGAGCTTGCCGGCGTAATCGGTGCCGACTTTTTGCCCTATCTTGCCGCAACCGCAAACGCAATCGAAAAGATCGTCCGAAGCATCATGGCGTTTTATAGCGGCATGACGGCCACGCAAAAATCTATATTGGCTGGCGTGGCGACATTTATTTCGCTTGCGGCGGTGATCGCGGCGGCAAGCACGGCACTTGCAGTATTTACCGCGGCGACCAAGGCGGCGTCTATCGGTCAGGCGATCCTTCTATCGCTATCAGGCCCCAAAGGGTGGGCATTACTTGCAGCCGGTGCCGTTGCGGCTGGCGTCGCCATCTATGGCATCTACAAAGCTTACAATCAGGTCAACGAAGCGGCCAAGCAGACCGAAGAGCAAGCCCAAGTTATGAAGGGCACTTTTGCGAGCCTAGCAGCGTCCGTGGACTCTGCCATCTCCGCATCGATCGACGCTGACCGAAGGCGGAAAAAGGAATTCAACGATTCGCTAGCTGCTTTGGGCACCTACTCGGAAGCGATGGCGGGGCTTCAGCAGGAAATAATTAAGCTCAAGTACACCGAAGATGAGTTGTACGAAATTCGATTGCGGTCGCAGGGGCTGAATGACGTTCAGGTCGCACAGGTTAAAGTGCTTCGCGATCAGGTAAAAGAGCTAGAGCGAAAGAAGCAACTAGGCGAAGAGTTTGCCAAGAGCCAAGAGAACGCATTGGCAGCGGCCAAGCAATTTTTTGACGCAGAGAAGCGAGCCGAGGAAGAGAAGCGACAGCGGGCCATCCAAGGCCCGGGAACTGCCGAAGTTGGATCATCAGAGGCAGCGAAGATAATCGCCGAAGCTTTCAATCGGCAGCAACAAGAGCGGGCAGGCAGGCAGAAAGAGCCCGGGCAAAAGGAGTTTATCGCCAAGGCTCAAGAGCTATTAGTTGCCGAGGCGGAGAACCGCAAGAAGCAAGAAGAGCTTATGCGAGCGATGAAGAAAGCAACCGACACAATGCTTGACACACGAGCCAAACTTTTCAGGAACTAACGAATGGCAGACGTCAGCGGCATAACAGCGATCAGGCCGACATCGACAACGATTTTTCGGAACGTGTTGTGCGGTGCAACGGTATCGATTGGACAGACGCTTGTTTATTCGACCGACAAGTACGTTCTAGCCGACGCCAACGCATCGGCAGCGCTAGCAGCGGCTGAGGGCATCGCCTTTAATCCAAGCGTCAATAATGGATACGTGGTGATCGTTGTCGGCGGTTCGATCATCCTGGTCGGCGCTACGCTAGCGGTCGGCAAGACATACGTGGTCAGCGACACGGCAGGCGGAATCATGCCGATCGATGATTTATCGAGCGGCGACTATTCGACGATTCTTGGCACGGCATCCACCACGACACAACTTGACCTCAACATTCGAGCAAGCGGGGCACAAGTACCTTGACGCATCAACTAGTCGGCGAAGCAAGGGAAGGCGGCTTTTCGGTGCGATCGTCCAACGGCGTGCCGGTGCTCGAAGAGACTTACGTTTTTAGGGTCAAAGCAAACTCAAAGAACGCAAGCCGATTGAGCGTGTCATCTACGCCCGGGTTGCCGATCGTCAATCAATCGCTATCGGCTTTCGGCCTCTGCACCTGTCGAAGCAAGGACGCACAACGCGACCCGATAAATCCTATTTACTGGGACGTCACTTGTGAGTTTTCAAGCGAGGTAGAAGAGAATCAAGACAAGAAAGAAGGGACAGAGTTTGGGGCGTCGCCAGTTGAGTGGATCCCGATTTACGAAACGCGGTTCGAGCGATTGCAGGAAGTCGTCAACGTTGACGCAAGCGGAACCCCGATCGTCAACTCGAAGAATGAAATGTTTCCCGATGGCATAAGCCGCGGCCGATTCATTCCGATTTGGTCGTTTTTCCAATTTGAACCGGCGACCGTTACGGATGAGCAAATCATTGATCGAAACGAGGTGGTGAACGCGGCGGCATTTCGCGGCAAA